AGATGGTATTTAGAAAAAATAAAAAATATTTATTACATATATAATAATTGAAAGTATAAAATGGCCAGTAACGCTAGATTTTTAGACCAAATATCAATTGGGAGTTTTCAGTCAACCGGTGGAGGAAGTGGCACAGATGGCACTTCAGGTACTTCAGGTACTTCCGGTATAGGTGGAGCAGTTAATATTTACTACACAAGTTCATTAGTTGTATCAAATGTTGCAACATTAAACTTTACAGGTAGTGGGGTTTTTGTTGAAGCGTCTGGTTCAAATGGTGCTACTATTACAATTACTGGTACTGGTGGTGGTTCTGGTTCTTCAGGTTCTTCAGGTTCTTCAGGAACTTCAGGCACAAGTGGTACTTCAGGTACATCAGGTATAGGTTCTTCAGGTACTTCAGGTACAGATGGTTCATCTGGTACAAGTGGTACTTCAGGTATCGGTTCTTCAGGCACATCAGGTACTTCAGGTACAGATGGCACTTCAGGTACTTCAGGTGTAGGCACATCAGGTACCAGCGGCACATCTGGAACAGATGGTACTTCAGGTACATCAGGTACAGGCTCTTCAGGTACTTCAGGAACATCTGGTACAGATGGTTCTTCCGGTACTTCAGGTATCGGTTCTTCAGGCACATCAGGTACTTCAGGTACAGATGGTTCATCTGGTACTTCAGGTGTAGGTACATCAGGAACAAGTGGTACTTCAGGTACAGATGGTTCATCTGGCACTTCAGGCGTAGGCACATCAGGTACAAGTGGTACTTCGGGTGCTGATGGTACTTCAGGTACTTCTGGTATTAATGGTACAAGTGGCACTTCTGGTACATCAGGTGAAGGAACTTCAGGAACAAGTGGTACCTCAGGTACTTCAGGCATAGGCTCTTCAGGATCATCTGGTACAAGTGGTACTTCAGGTGAAACTGGTACTAGCGGTACCTCAGGTACTTCAGGAGCAGGTTCTGCTATTACAATTTCAGACGAAAATTTTGTCTTAACAACAAACGCTACACTAATTAACTTTACAGGATCAGGTGTAGTTGCAGAAACTGGCAGTAATCCAGGAGAAGTTAACGTTACTATTGGTACTACAATTTATTATACGGGCTCACTCGTTGATACCAATATCGGTGCGTTCTACTTTACTGGTAGTGGTGTACAAGTTGAATCAACAGGATCAGGTACAGCAGTATTAGTAACTATTACAGGAGGCACTTCAGGAGACTCAGGATCTTCTGGTACTTCAGGCACAAGTGGTACTTCAGGTGAAACTGGTACTTCAGGTACATCAGGAGAATCAGGTACTAGTGGCACTTCAGGTACTGATGGTTCATCAGGAACTTCTGGCACTTCTGGTATAGGTACTTCGGGTACATCAGGTACATCAGGAATTTCAGGTACATCCGGTACTTCAGGTGAGTCTGGTACTTCAGGTACCTCTGGAGAATCTGGTACAAGTGGAACAAGTGGTGAATCTGGTACTTCAGGTACAAGTGGAATTTCAGGAACATCAGGCACATCAGGAGAATCAGGTACTAGTGGTACCTCAGGTACAGATGGTTCATCAGGAACTTCTGGGATTAATGGTACTTCGGGTACAAGTGGCACTTCAGGAGAAGCAGGTACTTCAGGTACATCAGGTATAGATGGCACTTCTGGAACAAGTGGTTCAAGTGGAACTTCAGGTATAGGTACTTCAGGAACCTCAGGCACATCAGGATTATCAGGTGTAAATGGTACATCTGGAACATCAGGCTCAAGTGGTGAATCCGGAACTTCAGGAACAAGTGGCACTTCAGGTACCGGTGGTACTTCTGGTACAAGTGGTACAGGTGGTACTTCAGGTACCTCAGGTTCTTCAGGTTTAAGTGGTATAAATGGTACTTCGGGCACAAGCGGTACCTCAGGTACAGATGGTTCATCAGGAACATCAGGAACAGATGGTTCTTCAGGCACTTCTGGTACCTCTGGTACCTCTGGTACAGATGGTTCATCTGGTACAAGTGGAACAAGCGGATCTTCAGGTTTAAGTGGTATAAATGGTACTTCTGGAACTAGTGGTACAGATGGTACTTCAGGTACATCAGGTACAGATGGTTCAAGTGGTACTTCAGGTACAGGTGGTACTTCTGGTACAAGTGGTACAGATGGCACTTCAGGTACTAGTGGTAGTTCAGGCCTTTCAGGAATTAATGGAACCTCTGGTACAAGTGGTACAGATGGTTCTTCAGGAACATCAGGTACAGATGGCTCATCAGGCACAAGTGGTACAAGTGGTACAAGTGGTTCATCAGGAACTTCAGGTACTGATGGCTCAAGTGGCACTTCAGGTAGTTCTGGTTTGTCTGGTATAAACGGAACAAGCGGCACATCAGGAACTTCAGGAACAGATGGTTCATCTGGTACTTCAGGTACAGATGGTAGTTCAGGTATAAGCGGAACATCAGGCACATCTGGTACAGATGGTTCATCTGGTACAAGTGGCACTTCAGGCTCTTCAGGCCTTTCAGGTATAAACGGAACAAGTGGCACTTCAGGTACTGATGGCTCAAGTGGCACTTCAGGTACAGATGGTAGTTCAGGTACATCTGGTTCATCAGGAACTAGTGGTTCTTCTGGTACATCTGGTACAGATGGTTCAAGTGGTACATCAGGTTCATCAGGTTTAAGCGGTATTAATGGAACCTCAGGTACAAGTGGTACCTCAGGTACTGATGGCTCAAGCGGTACTTCAGGTACAGACGGTTCTTCAGGTACTTCTGGCACAAGTGGTTCATCAGGCACATCTGGTACAGATGGTTCATCTGGCACTTCAGGCTCTTCAGGCCTTTCAGGTATAAACGGAACAAGCGGTACTTCTGGTACTTCAGGAACTGATGGCTCTTCGGGTACAAGCGGTGAATCAGGTACAAGCGGTTCTTCGGGTACTTCAGGTACAGACGGATCTTCAGGTACAAGCGGAACAAGTGGAAGTTCGGGATTAAGTGGTATTAATGGTACTTCAGGTACTAGTGGTTCATCAGGTACAAGTGGTACCGATGGTTCTTCAGGTACTTCGGGTACAGATGGTTCTAGTGGCACTTCTGGTACTTCGGGTACAGATGGTTCTTCTGGTACCTCTGGTTCATCTGGTCTTTCAGGTATAAATGGTACATCAGGTACTTCAGGCACTTCTGGTACAGATGGTTCATCTGGTACAAGTGGTGAATCCGGAACATCTGGCTCATCTGGTACTTCTGGTACAGATGGTTCTTCAGGCACAAGCGGAACCAGCGGATCTTCAGGTTTATCCGGTATAAACGGCACCTCAGGTACAAGTGGTTCATCAGGAACCTCAGGTGAATCCGGCACAAGTGGTACTTCAGGTACTGATGGTTCAAGCGGTACTTCAGGTACAGATGGCTCTTCAGGTACTTCAGGTACATCTGGTTCAAGTGGTTCATCAGGAACATCTGGATCTTCAGGTTCATCAGGAACTTCAGGGACAGATGGTTCATCTGGCACCTCAGGTACAGATGGTTCTTCGGGTACAAGTGGCACTTCTGGTACAAGTGGTACAGATGGTACTTCAGGTACTAGTGGCACATCAGGTAGCTCAGGTCTTTCAGGTATAAATGGCACTTCAGGTACAAGTGGTTCATCAGGTACTTCAGGTACAGATGGTTCTTCAGGTACTTCAGGTACTAGTGGTAGTTCAGGTTCATCTGGTACAAGCGGCACAGATGGTTCATCAGGTACATCAGGTAGTTCAGGCTCATCAGGCACAAGTGGTAGTTCAGGCTCATCAGGTACTAGCGGTTCTTCAGGAACTTCAGGTACAGACGGATCTTCAGGAACTAGTGGCTCAAGTGGTACATCTGGTTCATCTGGTACAAGTGGTACAGATGGTTCTTCAGGTACAAGCGGAACAAGTGGTTCTTCTGGTTTATCAGGTATAAACGGAACAAGTGGTACTTCTGGAACTTCAGGTTCAAGTGGTACAGATGGTAGCTCAGGTACTTCAGGCACTAGTGGTAGCTCAGGTAGTTCAGGATCTTCAGGAACATCTGGTACAGATGGTTCTTCAGGCACTTCAGGTAGTTCTGGTTCATCTGGAACTTCGGGTTCAAGTGGCTCATCAGGAACATCAGGTTCAAGCGGTACCTCAGGTACAGATGGTTCATCAGGAACTAGTGGTACAAGTGGTAGCTCAGGTTCTTCAGGAACAAGTGGTACTTCAGGTAGCTCAGGAACAAGTGGTTCTTCTGGCTTAAGTGGTATTAATGGTACTTCAGGTACTTCAGGCACAAGCGGTACAGATGGCTCATCTGGTACTTCAGGCAGCTCAGGATCATCTGGTTCATCTGGTACTTCAGGTACAGATGGCTCAAGTGGTACTTCAGGTAGTTCAGGCTCTAGTGGAACTTCAGGTTCTAGTGGTTCATCAGGAACTAGTGGTTCCTCAGGTACATCTGGTACAGATGGCTCATCTGGTACTTCAGGATCTTCAGGAACATCAGGTAGCTCAGGCTCATCAGGTACTTCAGGAAGTTCAGGCACTTCAGGTACATCTGGATCTTCAGGTTTAAGTGGTATTAATGGTACTTCAGGTACTTCGGGTACAAGTGGTACAGATGGTTCATCTGGCACTTCAGGTAGCTCAGGTTCTTCAGGTAGCTCAGGTACTTCAGGTACAGATGGTTCATCAGGAACAAGTGGTTCTTCAGGTTCATCTGGTACATCAGGTTCATCAGGTTCATCAGGAACAAGCGGTTCATCAGGTACATCAGGTACAGACGGATCTTCAGGTACAAGTGGAACCTCAGGTAGTTCAGGCTCATCAGGTTCAAGTGGAACTAGTGGTTCTTCAGGTACTTCAGGTACTTCAGGATCATCAGGTCTTTCAGGTATAAACGGAACTTCAGGTACTTCAGGTTCATCTGGTTCATCAGGTACCTCAGGTACGGATGGCTCTTCAGGTACTAGTGGAACATCAGGTTCTTCAGGTTCAAGCGGTAGTTCAGGTTCAAGCGGCACTTCAGGATCTTCAGGTTCTTCAGGAACAAGTGGTACAAGTGGTACTTCAGGTTCTTCAGGTTCAAGTGGTACATCTGGTACAGATGGTTCATCTGGTACAAGTGGTAGCTCGGGCTCATCAGGCAGTTCAGGTACTTCAGGTACATCTGGCTCTTCAGGAACATCAGGTTCTTCAGGTTTAAGCGGTATAAACGGAACTTCAGGTACTAGCGGTACATCAGGCAGTTCAGGTAGTTCAGGTTCATCAGGAACAAGTGGTTCATCTGGTACTTCAGGAACTAGTGGTTCAAGTGGCTCTTCAGGTTCAAGCGGAACTTCAGGTTCAAGCGGAACATCTGGTTCAAGTGGTAGTTCAGGTTCTAGTGGCTCATCAGGAACTAGTGGTACAGATGGCTCATCTGGTACTTCAGGTTCATCAGGAACATCAGGCAGCTCAGGTTCATCAGGAACTAGCGGAACTTCAGGTTCTTCAGGAACATCTGGTTCATCAGGCCTTTCAGGTATAAATGGTACTTCAGGTACAAGTGGTACTTCCGGTTCAAGTGGTTCAAGTGGCTCTTCAGGTACATCAGGTTCAAGCGGTTCATCAGGAACTTCAGGAACTAGCGGCTCATCAGGATCTTCAGGTAGCTCAGGTTCATCAGGAACTTCTGGCTCAAGCGGTACATCAGGTACTAGTGGAAGTTCTGGTTCATCTGGTTCATCAGGAACATCAGGCACTTCAGGTTCAAGCGGAACATCAGGCACATCAGGATCATCAGGTTCATCTGGTACCTCAGGTACATCTGGATCATCAGGTTTAAGTGGTATTAATGGTACTTCTGGAACAAGTGGCTCATCTGGAACTTCAGGTTCAAGTGGCTCATCAGGTACAAGTGGTAGCTCAGGTTCTTCAGGTACTTCAGGTTCTTCAGGAACTTCTGGTTCAAGTGGCTCAAGTGGCTCTTCAGGTTCATCAGGTACTTCTGGTACTAGTGGTTCATCAGGTACTTCAGGTACAAGTGGTTCTTCTGGTTCATCAGGTTCTTCAGGCTCATCAGGAACAAGTGGTTCATCTGGTACTTCAGGTACAAGTGGCTCTTCAGGTTCATCTGGTTCAAGTGGTTCATCAGGAACATCAGGTTCAAGTGGTACCTCAGGAACTAGCGGAAGCTCTGGTTCATCAGGTTCAAGCGGTAGTTCAGGTACTTCAGGCAGTTCAGGTACTTCAGGTACTAGTGGCTCTTCAGGCTCATCAGGTAGCTCAGGTTCATCTGGTACAAGTGGCTCATCAGGTTTAAGTGGTATTAACGGTACATCAGGAACTTCAGGTAGTTCAGGTTCATCTGGTTCAAGTGGTTCATCCGGTACTTCAGGTACAAGTGGTTCTTCAGGAACATCAGGCTCATCAGGCAGCTCAGGTTCTAGTGGTTCATCAGGAACTAGCGGAAGCTCAGGTTCGTCTGGTACTTCAGGATCTTCAGGCAGCTCTGGTTCTTCAGGCTCATCAGGAACATCTGGTTCTAGTGGTACTTCAGGAACTTCAGGTACTTCAGGTAGTTCAGGTTCATCAGGTTCAAGTGGAAGTTCAGGCTCATCAGGTACTTCAGGTTCAAGCGGAACATCAGGTACTAGTGGAAGTTCTGGTTCTTCAGGTAGTTCAGGCTCTTCAGGAACTAGTGGTTCATCAGGAACTTCAGGCTCTTCAGGTACAAGTGGCAGCTCAGGCTCATCTGGTTCAAGCGGAACATCTGGTTCTTCAGGTTTATCAGGTATAAACGGAACTAGTGGTACTTCAGGTTCATCAGGTTCATCAGGTAGTTCAGGTTCTTCAGGAACATCTGGCTCAAGTGGCTCATCTGGTACTTCAGGCTCATCAGGCTCATCAGGTTCATCAGGCACGTCAGGAAGTTCAGGTTCATCAGGTACTAGTGGCTCTTCTGGATCTTCAGGTAGCTCAGGCTCATCAGGCACAAGTGGTAGTTCAGGCTCTTCTGGTACATCAGGTTCAAGTGGCTCTTCAGGTAGCTCAGGCTCATCAGGAACTAGTGGTTCTTCAGGCTCCTCTGGTACTTCAGGCAGTTCAGGATCTTCTGGCAGTTCAGGCTCATCAGGTTCATCAGGAACTTCAGGTTCATCAGGAACTTCAGGTTCATCAGGTACAAGTGGCTCAAGTGGTAGCTCAGGCTCATCTGGTTCAAGCGGCTCTTCTGGAACATCTGGTTCTTCAGGTTTATCAGGTGTAAATGGCACTTCAGGAACATCAGGTTCTTCAGGTTCATCAGGTATAGGCATTAGTGGTACATCAGGCTCTTCAGGTACAAGCGGTTCATCAGGTTCATCCGGTTCTAGTGGTACTAGCGGTTCTAGTGGCTCATCAGGTTCATCAGGTACGTCAGGCGCTGCTACTATAAACAACAATACTAACAACTACGTATTAACCGCAACTGGTACCGCTGGTCTAATTAATGGTGAAGCTAACTTAACATTTACTGGCACAACATTAGGAGTTAACGGAGATATTAGTGTTCAAGGTGGCATTGATATGAACAATACTGATGTTAGTAATGTTAGAAACATTACTATGGATGGTACTGGTAATATTGATGGTGCCGGAACTTCTAATATTAATAACTTTAATGAAATCAATGGTAACGTTAAAAACTTTGATATACCACACCCTTCAAAAGAAGGATGGAGACTTCGCTACTCAGTGCTTGAGGGACCAGAAACTGGTGTGTATATTAGAGGTAAAGTAGAAGGAGATGGAGTAATTACATTACCTGATTACTGGAAAGATTTAGTATACCATGATAGCCTATCAGTACAATTAACACCTATTGGAAAATCATGTACTCACTACGTATTATCAGCGTCAGTTGAACAAGTCGTGGTAGCATGTGAATGTGGAGAAGTAAACGCTTATTACGTAGTATTTGCAGAAAGAAAAGTAGATCCGAAATTAATAGTTGAATATCCCGTAAAAGGCTAATATTTATTAGTATATATAAAAGATGGCAAAAAACGTACAGATAATACCAAAATCAGGTAGCTTAAATTTCCAAGATACTGCTGTAGGTAAAGAAATTAAATTTGATTTTGCATCAGCGGGTCAATTAACAATCAAAAGTGGTTCTGTTAACATTGCTACTATTGATAGTGGCAGTTTAGCCATTGCTAATAATGCTACTTTTGTATTACCTGTTGTAGGATCCTCTCCTTCTTCACCAATCCCAGGACAAGTTTGGTTTAATAGTGGTACAAATACTTTAGAAGTAGAAGGTACAGCTGGAACCATAACAGGTGGTGGTCCTCAAGGTCCAATTGGTCCTCAAGGTCCACAAGGCCCACAAGGTCCTATTGGTCCTATTGGACCACAAGGCCCTATTGGAGCACAAGGTCCCATAGGCCCTATTGGTCCTATTGGTCCTCAGGGCCCTATCGGTCCTATCGGCCCTACAGGTCCTATTGGTCCTATTGGCCCACAGGGTCCTATCGGCCCTATTGGCCCTATCGGTCCTCAAGGTCCAATTGGTCCTATCGGTCCTACAGGTCCTCAAGGCCCACAAGGCCCAATTGGCCCCATTGGTCCACAGGGTCCTATTGGTGCTCAAGGCCCAATTGGTCCTATCGGTCCTACAGGTCCTATCGGCCCACAAGGTCCAATCGGTCCTCAAGGTCCAATTGGTCCACAAGGTCCTATAGGTAACCAAGGCCCTATTGGCCCAATTGGTCCTACGGGTCCTATCGGTCCTCAAGGTCCTATTGGTCCAATTGGTCCTATCGGTCCGATTGGTCCTATCGGCCCACAAGGTCCTATTGGTCCAATTGGTCCAACTGGTCCAATTGGCCCTCAAGGTCCCATAGGTCCTATCGGCCCCATCGGTCCTATTGGTCCAATTGGTCCTCAAGGTCCCATAGGTCCAATTGGCCCAACTGGCCCTATAGGTCCACAAGGTCCTATTGGAGCTCAAGGCCCAATTGGTCCTATAGGTCCTATCGGTCCTCAAGGTCCAATCGGTCCAATTGGCCCAACTGGTCCTATTGGCCCACAAGGTCCTATAGGTGCACAAGGTCCTATTGGACCTAAAGGAGACAACCAAGCTCCGGGCCCTATCGGTCCTATTGGTCCGATTGGCCCCCAAGGCCCTATTGGTCCAATTGGTCCAACTGGTCCGATCGGTCCACAAGGTCCCATAGGTCCTATAGGCCCTATTGGCCCTATTGGTCCTCAAGGTCCTCAAGGTCCTATAGGTCCTATCGGTCCTACAGGTCCAATTGGTCCTCAAGGTCCTATTGGAGCTCAAGGCCCTATTGGTCCCATTGGTCCTATTGGCCCACAGGGTCCTATTGGCCCAATTGGTCCTACTGGCCCGATTGGTCCACAAGGTCCTATTGGAGTACAAGGTCCTATTGGACCTAAAGGAGATAACCAAGCACCTGGTCCTCAAGGTCCTATTGGACCTATCGGCCCTCAAGGTCCAATTGGTCCTATCGGACCAACTGGTCCAATCGGCCCACAAGGTCCTATCGGTCCTATCGGTCCTATTGGCCCACAGGGTCCTCAAGGAAACCAAGGCCCTATCGGTCCTATTGGTCCTACAGGTCCTATAGGTCCACAAGGTCCTATTGGAGCTCAAGGCCCAATTGGTCCTATTGGTCCAATCGGCCCACAAGGTCCTATCGGTCCTATCGGTCCTACAGGTCCTATTGGCCCCCAAGGTCCAATTGGTAATATTGGTCCTATAGGTCCTATTGGTCCTATCGGACCCCAAGGCCCTATTGGCCCTATCGGTCCTACAGGTCCTATTGGTCCTCAAGGTCCAATTGGTAATATTGGTCCTATTGGCCCTATTGGCCCAATTGGTCCTCAAGGCCCTATCGGTCCTATTGGTCCTACGGGTCCAATTGGTCCTCAAGGTCCTATTGGAGTACAAGGTCCTATTGGTCCTAAAGGAGACAACCAAGCACCTGGCCCCATTGGTCCTATCGGTCCTATTGGTCCTCAAGGTCCTATCGGCCCCATTGGTCCTACTGGACCTATTGGCCCTCAAGGTCCTATTGGTCCTATTGGTCCAATTGGTCCACAAGGTCCACAAGGTAACCAAGGTCCTATTGGTCCTATAGGACCTACTGGCCCCATTGGTCCTATTGGTCCTATTGGTCCTCAAGGTCCAATTGGTAATATTGGCCCCATTGGTCCACAAGGTCCTATTGGCCCTATTGGTCCTACAGGCCCTATTGGTCCTCAAGGTCCTATTGGTCCAATCGGTCCAATTGGTAACATTGGTCCAATTGGTCCTCAAGGTCCAATCGGTCCAATTGGCCCAACTGGTCCTATTGGCCCTCAAGGTCCTATTGGTAATATTGGTCCCATAGGTCCTATTGGTCCTATTGGTCCACAGGGTCCTATTGGTCCAATCGGTCCAACTGGTCCTATTGGCCCTCAAGGCCCTATTGGCGCTCAAGGCCCAATTGGACCTAAAGGAGATAATCAAGCTCCAGGCCCCCAAGGCCCTATTGGTCCTATCGGCCCACAGGGTCCTATCGGTCCTATTGGTCCTACAGGTCCTATTGGTGTGCAAGGTCCAATTGGTAATATCGGTCCTATAGGTCCTCAAGGTCCCCAAGGTAATATTGGCCCTATTGGCCCAATTGGTCCTACAGGCCCTATTGGTCCTCAAGGTCCAATTGGTAATATTGGTCCTATTGGCCCTATCGGACCTATTGGTGCACAAGGTCCTATTGGTCCTATTGGCCCTACAGGTCCTATTGGCCCCCAAGGTCCAATTGGTAATATTGGCCCCATTGGACCACAAGGCCCTCAAGGTAATATTGGTCCTATTGGCCCTATCGGTCCTACAGGCCCTATTGGTCCTCAAGGTCCTATTGGTCCTATTGGCCCAACTGGTCCTATTGGAAATATAGGCCCACAAGGTATTCAGGGTCCTATTGGTCCTGTTGGTGCATCTGGTGCTCAAGGTCCTATTGGTAACATTGGACCCATTGGCCCACAAGGTCCTATTGGCCCTTCAGGTGCTACAGGCGCTATTGGTCCTATTGGTCCTATTGGTCCTCAAGGCCCCATTGGTCCTCAGGGCCCAGCAGGTAATAATGCACCAACTGGAGTTACTACAACTTTTGCTCTTAATACTAGTGGAGGTAACCCTTCATTTAATTATGTAGCCGGAGTATTAACAGCTTATAACCCTTAATAATCTATGGCTAAAAATGTTAAAATAATACCTAAATCAGGTAGCCTTGAATTTATTGAAAGTTCAAATGGTAAAGCTATAGATTTTACTTTTAATAATGTTACAGGAGATTTAGCAGTCCAAAGTGGTAGTGTTGATATATTTACTATTAAACCAACAGGTATTGAAATTAATAGTAATGCTGGATTTGTAGTACCTAATACAGTTCTTGTTTCTAATAGAACGGGTGCTTTACGATTTGATGCACCTGCTGAAGCTTTAATTGTTACTAGTAAAACAGGAACACCAATTGATTTACAAGGACCACAAGGTCCTAGGGGTACACAAGGTCCTAGAGGCAATCAAGGACCGCAAGGTCCACGTGGTATTCAAGGTCCACAAGGTACTCAAGGACCACAAGGCTTACAAGGACCAAGAGGTATAATTGGTCCTATTGGACCAGGACCACAAGGTCCACAAGGTCCACAAGGTATACAAGGTCCTATTGGCGCTCGTGGACCACAAGGAATTATAGGTCCTATTGGACCAGGACCACAAGGTCCACAAGGTCCAAGAGGTTTAATAGGACCTCAAGGTATTCAAGGTCCTACAGGTATTATAGGCCCTATTGGACCAGGACCACAAGGCCCACAAGGTATTCAAGGTCCTCGTGGTTTAATAGGTCCATGGGGTCCTATTGGACCTATTGGAATTCAAGGCCCCATTGGACCTGGACCACAAGGCCCACAAGGCATACAAGGCCCACAAGGTACTCAGGGACCTATTGGTCCTAGAGGTCCACAAGGTATTATTGGTCCTATAGGCCCTGGACCTCAAGGTCCACAAGGTATTCAAGGTCCTATTGGCAATATAGGCCCAATTGGTCCTAGAGGACCTTTAGGCATTCAGGGTCCAATCGGTCCTGGACCTCAAGGCCCACAGGGCATTCAGGGTCCACAAGGTATTCAAGGGCCTATTGGTCCTAGAGGACCTCAAGGTATTATCGGTCCTATTGGTCCAGGTCCACAAGGCCCGCAAGGTACCCAAGGACCTACAGGCATACAAGGTCCTAAAGGTATCCCAGGTGATACTGGTGATCTTCAAGGCCCTATTGGCCCTCGTGGTCCTCAAGGTATTATAGGTCCTATTGGTCCGGGTCCACAAGGCCCGCGAGGTATTCAAGGTCCTATTGGTAACATTGGTCCTATTGGTCCTAGAGGTCCTTTAGGTATCCAAGGCCCAATTGGTCCAGGCCCACAAGGGCCTCAGGGTATTCAAGGCCCGCAAGGTACACAAGGTCCTATTGGTCCTCGGGGACCTCAGGGTATTATTGGTCCTATAGGTCCCGGACCTCAAGGTCCACAAGGCATTCAAGGCCCCACAGGTATTATAGGTCCTAAAGGTATTGCTGGAGATGTAACTGATGCTATAGGTCCTCGTGGTCCTATTGGTCCTCAAGGTATTATTGGTCCTATAGGCCCGGGCCCACAAGGTCCTCAAGGTACTATAGGCCCTATTGGCCCACGAGGTCCTTGGGGTCCTATTGGACCTATTGGAATTCAAGGTCCAATTGGCCCAGGTCCACAAGGACCTCAGGGTATTCAAGGCCCTCAAGGAATACAAGGTCCTCGGGGTAATATTGGTCCTCAAGGTATTATCGGCCCTATTGGCCCAGGCCCACAAGGTCCACAGGGCATTCAAGGTCCTATTGGTAACATTGGTCCTATTGGCCCTAGAGGACCTCAGGGTATTATAGGTCCTATAGGTCCTGGCCCACAAGGTCCACAGGGCATTCAAGGCCCTATTGGTAACATTGGTCCTATTGGCCCTAGAGGACCTCAGGGTATTATAGGTCCTATAGGTCCTGGCCCACAAGGTCCACAAGGCATTCAAGGCCCCACAGGTATTATAGGTCCTAAAGGTATTCCGGGTGATATAAATGATATTCAAGGTCCTATTGGTCCTCGTGGTCCTCAAGGTATAATAGGCCCTATAGGTCCTGGTCCTCAAGGCCCTCAGGGTATTATAGGCCCTATTGGTCCGCGAGGTCCTTGGGGTCCTATTGGACCTACTGGCATTATTGGTCCTATTGGACCAGGCCCACAAGGACCTATTGGACCTCGTGGTCCTCAAGGTATTCAGGGTCCAATTGGAAATATAGGTCCACAAGGTACTATTGGTAATATTGGACCTGGTCCTATTGGTCCACGGGGTATAATAGGCCCAATTGGCCCTATTGGTAACATTGGTCCTCGTGGTCCTCAAGGTATTATCGGCCCTATAGGTCCTGGACCTCAAGGTCCACAAGGTATTCAAGGCCCTATTGGTAACATTGGTCCTATTGGTCCTAGAGGACCCCAAGGTATTATAGGTCCTATTGGACCTGGTCCTCAAGGCCCACAAGGTATTCAAGGCCCTACAGGCATTCAAGGTCCTAAAGGCATTGCAGGAGATGTAACTGATATTGTAGGCCCTAGAGGTCCTATTGGTCCTCAAGGTATTATTGGTCCTATAGGCCCGGGCCCACAAGGTCCACAAGGCATACAAGGTCCTATTGGTCCTCGTGGTCCATGGGGTCCAATTGGTCCTATTGGTAATATTGGTCCAATTGGTCCTGGCCCACAAGGTCCACAGGGCATTCAAGGCCCTATTGGTAACATTGGTCCTAGAGGTCCTATTGGACCTACTGGCATTATTGGTCCTATAGGCCCGGGCCCACAAGGTCCACAAGGCATACAAGGTCCTATTGGTCCTCGTGGTCCATGGGGTCCAATTGGTCCTATTGGTAATATTGGCCCAATTGGCGTTGCACCCCAAGGTCCTAGAGGTATAATTGGTCCTATTGGTCCGGGCCCACAAGGTCCTATAGGACCTATAGGAGTACAAGGCCCTCGGGGCAATAGAGGCCCAGCTAGTACTATTCAAGGCCCTCAAGGTCCTATTGGTAATATTGGTCCTCGTGGTCCTATTGGTGCTGTTGGTTCTAGTCCTCAAGGTCCTAGAGGTCCTATCGGCCCTCGTGGTCCTATTGGTTCTAGAGGTCTTATTGGGGCTGAAGGTACTGGACCTATAGGTTTAACTGTAAATTTTAAATTATTTACAGTAAATTTTTCACAAACATTAGATTTTGCCGATGGTTATCTTCAATACAGAAAAACATCAGATATTAGATTAAAAGAAAATATTGTAAAAATAGGTGTATCTAAATTAGGTATTAATATTTACGAGTATAATTACATTAATGATCCTAATACTAGATATATTGGTGTAATGGCTCAAGAATTATTAGGAACACAATTTGAAGACGCTGTGGTAATAGCTGAAAATGGTTATTATGCTGTAGACTATAGCAAAATTGATGTTAAATTTGAAAAACTAGAATTAGTTTAAAAATTTATAAGTATTTTTAATAAGGGGGACTTTGAATGTCCCCCTTTTATATTTATATTATATATAGGTTTATGAAAATAGTTTTATACACAGGTTATCACAAAACTCCTTGGGGTCCTTCTTCTATAGAAACTACCGGTTTAGGAGGTACAGAAAAAACCACTTATTATTTAGCACAAGAATTAGCCAAACTCCCTGAATATTATATTTGGGTAGTTGGAAATGTTATTCCTGGAGATTTTGATAATGTAAAATATAGAACTACTAAACAATTTAAACAAGAAGAATCTTCAGTTGATACTATTATTGGAATAAATTATATACATTATTTAAAAGAATTTGAAGATTTTAATTATAAAAATTCTATATTTTGGCTTAGTAATACCGATTATTATAATTGGTGGAATGGAGAAGAAATACCTAATCATAGAGAATTATTAATCCATCCTAAACTTAAATATATTATATGCTTAACTAAATGGCATAGAGAAATTTGGCTCCAACAATACCCAGAAACCGAAAGTAAAATTAAAATTATTGGTTATGGTATTGATGCTAGCAAAATTATAAAAACTTTTCCTGAACCCCAAGCAATAAAAGGTTTAATCTTCCCAAAACCAACTTCTCAATTATATCAAAAAAATAAAAATCAATATATCTATTCATCTCATGCTGAAAGAGGTTTAGCTAGAGTATTAGAAGATTGGCCTCAAATTAAACAAGAAGCCCCTGATTCTAGCTTAAAAATTTGTACTCCTGAATATGGTTTAGAATATTATAATCAATATTATAAAGAATGGGTAGATAGTTTGGATGATGTAGAATTTTTAGGTACATTACCCGAAAAAGAATTATATAAATTAATGGCGGATAGTCAATATTGGTACTATCCTTCAACATATGAAGAAACATTTTGCTTAACAGCTTTAGAAATGTTAGGCCATCAAGTATTACCTATTACTTGGGAATGGGGTGGTTTAAAAGAAACATTACATGGTTTTAATGCTCTTAATGAAAATGACAATATAAATTGGCAATTAGCACAAAATTACGTATATTCACTTGACTGGTGGTATGTAACAATAAGAAACTGGATACCTTTATTATTAAAATTAAATATGAATTTAGATCATTTTTACGTTATAGCTTTAAATGAAACTCAGCAAATTAAAGATAAATGCGATAAATTATCTATGCCTGGTTTTTATAACTACTGGGTAAAAACTGGTTTTGATTATCGCACTTTAACACAAAAAGATTTAGTAAAATTTGGTGTTAAAAAACACCCAAATTGGAAAATCGAAAGTAGTTGTCATTGGTGGAATCGCGAAGTAACAGATGGAGAAGTAGGATGTGCCTTAGCTCATATTGATGCTTGGGTTGATGCTTATGAATATGATAGAGAAATAACTTTTATTCTAGAAGAAGATTTTAAAGAACAACTCCCAGTAAACTGGGAAAATATAAAATCTCTTTTAGATAAAGGATATGATATGATTTATTTAGGACGTAATGCTCTTAAACCTGATTTAGAAAAACCTATAGAAGGATTTAGAAATTGGGTAGAGCCTGATTATTCATATAACTCACACGCCTACATTTTATCACGTTCAGGTGTTCAAAAGCTAGTAGAAGAGTGGATCCCTCGTTATAAAAGTAAAATATTTGCTTTAGATGAGTTTTTATCAATTACTTTTGGTATGACTCATCGTCAAGATATTTTAGCAGATTTTGCTGATCTACCTAAATTAAAAGTAGCTGCTCCAAAAGTTAATTATTTTGAACAAGATAAAAGTGTAGGAGTAACTGAAGGTAATAAACCTATAATTGAAATTTTAGATGATAGTAACTGGGAAGAGTGGTGTAAAAAATATATTGATCCTTATATTTTAAAAGGACAATATAAGCTTATGACTGATGAAATTGGTCCTAATATTATTGAATTCCCATTATTTACTGAAAAATTCTGTGATGAAGTAATAGCTTTAGCTGAACAAAATGAATGGAAAACTGATAGACATACTTTTTATCCTACAACAGACCAAACTATGGAAAGTTTAAAGATGCAAAAAATCTATCAAAAAGTTCTAGAACAATTTGTTTATCCTATTTGGATTTGGTTTTGGGAACTTGAAGGTAATAATTGGCAAACTTCAAAAAGTGAAAACTTTATTGCTAAATATGATACAAATAATCAAGGTAGCTTAGATATTCACCACGATAGCTCAGCTATTACATTAAATGTTAGGTTAAATGATGAATTTAAAGGAGGTGGTACTTTTATCCCTCGCTATAAATTAACAATCCAACCTCAAAGAAAAGGATATGCTATGGCTCATCCTGGTCAAATTACTCACAAACACGGGGGACGTCCTGTAATCGAAGGAACCCGATATATTTTAATTTCTTTTACAAATCCTTAATTTAAAAAATCATGATGAATGTTAATTATACATTCCCTTTAGAAAATCCCGTAAACCAATGTAATTATTATTGGTTTCAAGAAGGTTTTACTACTGATGAGTTATCTCAAATTGAATCTCAAGTAGCCGAAATGCAATTCCAAACAGCTGTTACTGAGCAAGGTGGACAAGATCAAGGTGAAAATTTAGATGCTCGCAATTCCAGTATTAAATGGATTCCATTTTCAGAAAATACAAAATGGATTTACGATAAAATTGGTTTAATGGCATATGAAGCTAATAAAGAAATGTATCATTTTGATCTAAACTTTATGCCAGAACAAATTCAATATACTGAATACTATGGTACTAATAAAGGTCACTATGATTGGCATATGGATATAGGTAGCCAAGGATTTATGCCTTTTAGAAAACTCTCAGTTACAGTTCAACTTTCTGGCCCTGAAGAATATGAAGGGGGTAATTTAGAAATTTGGAATGGTGGGCAAATGCCTTTAACAGGTCCTAAAGGTAAGGGTACTGTTATTATTTTCCCATCATTTATGCTTCATAGAGTTACACCTGTAATTAAAGGTACTCGTAAATCATTTGTTCTTTGGTTAGGAGGAGGTCATTATAGATAATGAAAGTAGCAATTTGTATAAGCGGTTTACCCCGCAATTATGATTTAGGTTTTAAAGAACTAAAAAAATGGTTCTTAAACAAGTATGATTGTGATGTTTACATCCATACTTGGTATGATACTACATCAGTCTTTGAAACTGGACATGATTTTTTAGAAAAAAAAACATACACTTTTACACAAAGTGATTATGATAAAATTTTAAAATTATATAAACCTAAAGCATACGAATTTCAAACACCTATACCGTTTGATGAAACCGATATTCGCGGATCTCATTTAAATTATAAATTACATAATATTTTAAGTGCTGCTTATTCAATTCATGCTTGTTATAATTTAGTACGTGAATCCGGTATTGAATATGATTATATTATTAGATATAGATTTGATCTTCAATTTACTAAGTATGTATCTCCTAAATGTATCTTTCTAAAAGACATTACTCAATTAGATCCTAACAAATATAATTGCTTTAAATACCCAGATATTAATGGATTCCCTCAACGAACATCTGAAATTGATGATCAATTTATAGTTAGTGGACCTCATATTGCTGAAATTTATTCTGATTATTTTTGTTATATACTTAACTACATTTTTATAGACCCAGATTATGGTGAATGGTTAAAAACTGTCACAAGTACAGCGGATAAAACTGTTGCTGAAAGTCTTTTAAAATGGCATGTAATGCTAAAAAATAATGTAGAGGTAAATTATGTTGAAAGTTTAACCAAACATTTTCATGCCCATATTATTCGATGAAAATAGCTTTAACAATTAGTGGTCAGCCACGTAGATACAAACATGGTTTTAAAGAACTAAAACGTTGGTTTTTAGATCGATATGATATTGATGTGTATATGCATGCTTGGGTTGATAAACATTTTTACAAGTATGATTTTTTTAATGAAGGTAAATTGCAACGTGTTTATAATGTTGATCAAAATACTTACAAAAATCTATTAGATTGGTATCAGCCTAAAAAACATTTATTTGAAAAAGCAATAAAGTTTGATGCTACAGATTTAAAAGGACAAAATAACCAACGCTTAAATTCCCAAATGGGAATGTGGTTATCTTTAAAACGATCTTGGGATTTGTTAGAAAATTCCGGTATTAAATATGATTTGGTAATAAAAACAAGATATGATTTACTTTGGACACATAGAGTAGCTGAAAATTGTATCTTCTTAGAAGACATTACTAAAGTAAACCCTGAAGCAGTTAATTTTTTTGAATATCCTGATAGATGGGGTATGGCTGATCAACTTAATGATACTTTTGCTGTTGGGGGATATGATGTTATGAAAACCTACCATAATGTCTTTCCTGAAATGTTACGAACAATCTTTGTAAACCCTGAATATTACCAGTACTATTATGATATGTTTGTTAATGAAACTTTACTCAGACAGCATTTAAGAAATCACGGAGTTCCAATTTGTCCTATTTATCATGGTTTTGATGGATATAGAGGACTAGATGGGGGTTGTTCAATAATGAGATAATATGAAACCAAAAGTTTATGCACACGGACCTTATATAGGCCCTACAGGTTACGCTAATCATACAAGAGATTTTTTTAGACATTTATCTAAACATCTTGATGTAAAAGTTAGAAATTTTCCTGCAGGTAAAACTTGGGAAGGTTATAAAGATGAACCTCATAATAATGAACCTTATTTAAATGATTTAGATAAAAAATTATTAGTTGAACAAACACTTTTTGTAGATTACGAAAGGCAAGATTCTCCTATATATAAAAATTATGAAAATAATTTTAAACATAATGTTAATATTATTTTAGAAGCTACGGGTCATCATTATTTTTATGATAATTACGTAGGTCCTAAAATTGCATATAATGTTTGGGAATCTACTTTACAACCTGAAAATTTTTTTAATAAATTAAAAGAATTTGATCAAATTTGGGTACCTTCAAAATGGCAAGCTGAATGTACTATTAAGCAAGGTATGCCTGCTGAAAAAGTAAAAGTTGTACCTGAGGGTGTAGACACTAATATCTTTAAAATTGAACCCTACCTATTACTCCCAGAAGAATATTTGGATAATAGGTTTAAATTTGTAATGTTTGGGCGTTGGGAATATAGAAAATCTACAAAAGAAATAATTGAAACCTTTCTTAAAGAATTCAAACCAGATGAGAAAGTTGATTTAATACTTTCGGTTGATAACCCATTTGCAGATGATGGTTTAAAAACTACTGAAGATAGATTAAAGCATTATGGTTTAGAAGATCCTCGCATCAAAGTAGTACATTTTCCTTCTAGAGAAGATTACATTCAATACTTAAAAACAGGTCATGTATTTTTATCTTGTGCTCGTAGTGAAGGATGGAATTTACCTTTAATTGAGGCTATGGCTTGTGGTACTCCAGCTATTTACTCAGCATGCTCTGGTCAAATGGAATTTGCTGAAGGTAAAGGATTACCTGTAAAAGTATGGGGAGAATTACCTGCCAAGGATCCAAATTATAAAGGAAAATTTGTAGAAGGTTCTTATTATGAACCTGATTTTGAAGATTTAGCTCGTGTAATGAGAGATGCTTACGTAAATTATCAAGATCATTATAAACGTGCACATAAAGAGTCTGAAATTATCCATCAAAATTTTAATTGGGATAAAGTAGCTGAAATTGGTCGGAATACTTTACAAGAATTTTTAGATGAATATAATCAAGTAGAAGATAAAAATAAAATAAATATTAGTTATTTAAATAAACCTAAAGTAGAAATTTTAGGAAATATTAACAAAAGTTATTTTATAGAATTTATTGATTCTGCAACCGGTAAAGTACACCATTCACAAACCATTAACAATAATATGTGGGTTGAATGTAGTACAGAGTACTATGTACCTTGGGTAATAAAAATTGATGGTAAAGAAGCAAGTAGATTAGATTTAACTAATCAAAAAGTTTTAATTACGGTAGAATCTAAAGCAATAGGTGATACCATTGGTTGGGTTCCTTATGTTGTTGAATTTGCTAAAAAACATAATTGTAAAGTTATACTTTCTACATTCCATAATGATTGGTTCCAAGGATTAGAAGCTTACAAAAACATAGAATTCACCAACCCAGGAACAGCTGTTGAATGTATTACTCATTATAAATTAGGATGGTTTAGAGACGAAAATGGGGGTTGGAAAAGCCCAAATTATCACCCTCGTCAATGTAATACTATCCCAATGCAAGCAACTGCAACAGATATTTTAGGGTTAGAATTTAAAGAATTAAATTATGGTATTAATGTACCTAAAGGTGAAAGACCTTATAAACAAAAATATATTGTAATAGGTCCTAATGCTACAGCAGGTTGTAAAGAATGGAAGTATGAATATTGGTGTGCTTTAGTTAAATTACTTAACCAACAAGGTTATACTATAATTTCTCTTACACAAAAAGAATTTACAATTCCAGGTACCATTAATCACTATGGGCATTCTATAGATAAAGTAGTTAATTATCTTTATCATGCGGATTTATTTATTGGATTAGGTTCAGGTCTATCTTGGTTGAACTGGACAATCGGGAAACATACAGCTATGATTAATGGTTTTGCAGAAAAAAACCACGAATTTACTTCTCGTGTTACACGTATAACAACAGATAATTGTTTTCCGTGTTGGACTAATCCAAATTTTGTGTTTGATGCAGGTGATTGGGATTGGTGTCCTATTTGGAAAGGAACTGATAAACAACATATTTGTCAAAAATCAATTACCCCACAATTAGTTATGTCTAAAATTAAACCTTTACTAAAAAAATAATATTTATACGAAATGGAAAAAAAGTTTTTAAATAAAGAAGAACTAGAAAATTTAAGACAATTAGAAAACGAATATGTTGAACTAATAAATTCTCTAGGAACAATAGAATATCAGATTGTTTTATTACAAAAAAGTAAAGAAAATATAAAACAAAATATATCTATTTACGAAGATAAATTAAAAGAATTTGAAAAAGTACTTGTTGAAAAATATGGTACTGATGGGAAATTTAATTTAGAAGAAGGCAGCTTTACATCCTAAAAACTTTTGCTAAAGTGTTATATTAATTGGTTTTGTAAGGTATTTTTGAAGAAAAGTACAATATTTATAATAAAAACCATAATATAACATTTAAAATGGCAGAAACTTTATTATCACCTGGGGTTTTAGCGAGAGAGAACGACCAGTCTTTCCTAACACAACAACCTGTAGAGGTAGGCGCAGCAATTATTGGCCCTACAGTTTTAGGACCCGTAGAAATCCCTACTTTAGTTACCTCATTTTCTGACTTTACTACAAAGTTCGGAAATACTGTTATGAGTGGTAGCCAAGAATATAGCTACTTAACTTCTATTGCTGCATTTAATTATTTCCAAAACGGAGGAAATACTTTATTAGTAACTAGAGTAGTACCTTCTGCATCTGCATGGACCTCAGCAACTGCTTCTGCCGGTACCTTTATTTCAAATAGTGCAATTATAGCTCCAAGTGATCCTAACTTCGGTCAGGCTGCTTTCTTTACAGCATCATTTACTCTTAGTACTATTGCTGAAGGTAATATAATGGATAATTATGTATCAGGTTCAAATAATTTCTTTGGTCAAACTGGCAGTGATGGTACTTTAGTTTCAGGCTCTGCAAATAATGTTAGGTGGCAAATTACAAGTGTTGATCCTGCTAATGGTATATTTAGTTTATTAATTAGACAAGGTAATGATACAGCAACTGAACCTAGTGTTTTAGAAACTTGGACAAACCTTTCATTAGACCCAACTCAACCTAATTACATTTCGAAAGTAATAGGTGATACTTATAAAAAAGTTACTACAGTTGGTTCAGACACATTTATTGAAGTTGTAGGTAATTATCCAAACAACTCAAGATATGTTTACATATCAGCAGTAAATTCACCAACTCCTTTCTATTTTAATAATGCAGGCGCTGTAGGTACTAACCCCGCAACAACTTTAAGCTGGAGTGCTTCTCTACCAATAGCATCTAATGGTGCATTTGGTGGAGCAAATGGTGATTTATTTTATGATAATTTAGGAGCTGCTAGATTCTATAACAATATTAGCTCATCAGGCAATATTCAAGGTTTAGATAATAACGACTACGATACTGCAATTGGCTTAATGGGGAATCAGGATGAATATGTTTATAATGTTATTACAGTTCCTGGTTTAACTAAAGATAATGCAACTTCACAAATTTCTGCTTTAATTAACACTGTTCAAACTCGTGGAGATGCAGTAGCAGTAATTGATTTGGTAGCTTATGGTTCTTCAACCAATCAAACTATCACAGCAGCAACAACTTACAATAGCTCATATGCTGCTACTTATTGGCCTTGGTTACAAACAGTAGACCCAGGCACTGGCCAGTTAGTTTGGATCCCAGCTTCTACATTAATCCCAGGTGTATATGCATTTAACGATAGTGTATCAGATCCTTGGTTTGCACCCGCTGGTATTAACAGAGGTGGTTTAGATACAGTTGTAAGAGCTGAACAAAAGCTAACTCAAACACAACGTAATGATCTTTACATCGGTAATGTAAACCCAATTGCAACATTCCCTAACGTAGGTGTTGTAGTATATGGTCAGAAAACTCTACAGAAAAAAGCATCTGCACTTGATCGTGTAAATGTTAGAAGATTATTAATTTCACTTAAGTCTTACATTTCTCAAGTAGCTAATAATTTAGTGTTCGAACAAAACACAATTGCTACAAGAAATCAATTCTTAAGCCAAGTTAACCCATACCTAGAATCAGTTCAACAACGTCAAGGTTTATATGCGTTTAGAGTAATTATGGATGATTCCAATAACACTCCAGACGTAATCGATAGAAATCAATTAATTGGTCAGATCTATCTACAACCAACTAAGACTGCTGAATTCATTTACCTAGACTTTAACATCTTACCAACAGGAGCTACTTTCCCAGGGTAAAAGCTTAAAAAGTTGATATTTATAATAAAATAAAGAATACATAAAATGGCAGTATTAGATCCGAACGAAATATTTTTTACAGCATTTGAACCTAAAATTCCTAACAGATTCATAATGTATGTAGATGGTTTCCCATCATATATCATTAAAGCAATCTCGGCTGTTGGATTCGATCAAAGTGAGACAGTTCTTAATCATATCAACGTATATCGCAAAATCAAAGGCAAAACAAGATGGAACGATATCACAATGACATTATTTGACCCAATCACTCCTTCAGGTGCTCAGGCTGTAATGGAATGGACTCGTTTACACCACGAATCAGTAACAGGTAGAGATGGTTACTCTGACTTCTACAAGAAAGATGTAACAATTGATATCTTAGGCCCTGTAGGTGATATCGTATCAGAATGGGTAATCAAAGGTGCATTTATTAAATCAGCTACTTTTGGTGACTACAACTGGGATACTGATAACGTTGCTACCAACTTGACTGTAGTGTTAGGTATGGATTATTGTGTACTAAACTTCTAAAAAAGTTTACATACTTTACAAAGAGAGCTTGGCTTCGGTCAAGCTCTTTTTTATTTTAATATGTATACTCGCAAATTGTTATTAAAATTATATGAATACAAGTTTTCCAACAGAGGTTATTGAATTACCTTCAAAAGGCTTACTATATCCTGAAGAAAGTCCTCTATCATCCGGTAAAATTGAAATGAAATATATGACTGCTAAGGAAGAAGATATCCTTACCAACCAGTCTTATATTCAAAATGGTACTGTTTTAGACAAGCTTTTAAAAGCATTAATTGTCACTAAAATGAATTATGACGATCTTGTCATTGGTGATAAAAATGCACTAATGGTAGCTTCTAGAATTTTAGGTTATGGTGCTGATTACACGTTTAAGTATGCTAATAAAGAATATACTATTGATTTATCACAGGTAGAAAATAAGCCTTTTGATGAATCATTAATTGTTCAATACAAAAACGAATTTCAATTTACCCTACCAGCTTCTAATACTGCTATTACTTTTAAAATTTTAACCCATTCAGATGAGTTAAAAATTAATCAGGAATTAGAAGGTCTTAAAAAATTAGGTAGAGAATTATCACCAGAATTATCAACACGTTTAAAGTATATTATTACTTCTGTAAATGGTAGTAGTGATACTAAAACTATACGTGATTTTGTTGATACTAATTTATTAGCTAGAGATTCAAGAGCATTAAGAGAGTATATTTCACGAGTTCAACCCGATGTTGATTTGAAATTTACTACGGACAGCGGACAGGAGGCCGCTATTCCAATTACTCTTAGCTTTTTTTGGCCTGACCTCTGAAACAGCACCCAAAATAAGATTTAATTTATTTACTCAAATTCATGAAATTGTTTTTCATGGAAATGGGGGGTATTCTTGGGAAACTATCTACAACATGCCTACATGGCTAAGGAAATTTACTTTTAATAAAATACAGGATTATTATACTAAACAAAAAGAAGAAATTGATAAATCTAAAACCGGTAGTAATACTACTAATATTATGGATTCTTCAGGAAATGTTAATACTCCTCAATTTATGAAATCAATGCCTCAAAAATCTAAATCAAGTTTTAAATAGTGCAATATTTATCATAAAATGTTGAATGGCAGAAGGAGATCCTCAACAGCAGTTTAACGACGCTAATAACGCACAGCAGCAGTTCACAGATAGGTTTAGTGAAAACATAACCTTTCTGAGAGATGCCTTTACTTCGTTAGGATTCACCATCCAAGACGCTATTCAAGAAGCTATTGATAAAACTGACAATTTAGGCTCAGTAGGACAACGTGTAGCTAAATCATACGAAAGAGATATTGTTAATGGTCTTAAAAAGATTAATGGCTCTTTAGATTCTCAAATAGCTTTACAGCAAAAAATTATTTCAGGTCAAGCTAAACAAGCTGATTTTGACAAAGAAAAAATTAGAGTACAAGCAACAATTGCTGCTGTTCAAAGTAGAATTCAGGCATTAGAATTACAAGGTGTAGAAATAAATGCTGAATTAGTTACAGAACTAAAAGAACAACAAGCATTAGCTGAATTACAACTTGAAGATTTAGAAAAGCAAAATACTGAAAGAATAAAAGGTATGTCTCTTCTTGAAAAAGGAAGAGGTTTATTACAACAGCAAGCTAATACTATTGATAAAACTGGTACTCTTGCTAAGGTTTTAAATGGTAATTTTAAAGATGTATTTTCAACTGCTAACTTAATAGAGGGTGCAATTGGATTTATTATTAAAGGAATGTTTGATGCTTCGGCACAAATGGCTTCATTTAGAAAAGAAGCAGGCTTAAGCTACTCAGAATCCTTAGCACTTTCAGCTGAATTAAAAGTTGTTGCTGCATCTACTGGTGATGCTTTTATTAATTCTGCTAAACTTTCAAAATCTTTTGTTGATTTATCAAAAGAATTAGGTTCAATTGTTAATACAAGTGGTCAAACACTTGAAACCTTTACTAATTTAACTCAAAGATTAGGTTTAGGTAATAAAGAAGCAGCTCAATTAACATTATTAGCACGCAGTCAAGGTGAAAACACTGAAGATGTTTTAGATAATGTTAGTAAGACAGTTGATGGTTTAAACGCTCAAAAAGGTACAGGAATACTTTTAAAACAAGTATTTAATGATATTGCATCTGCTTCTAAATCTATTGTAGTAAGTTTAGGAATGAATCCCAGCCTTATTGCTGAAGCCGCAACTGAAGCAAGACAATTAGGTTTAAGTTTAGGTGAAGTTGATAAAATAGCAGGTTCACTTCTAAATTTTGAAGATTCAATTACCAAAGAATTAAAAGCTGAACTTTTAATAGGTCAAGAAATCAATCTTGAACAAGCCAGACAAGCAGCTTTAATGAATGATATGGTTGGTTTAACCCAAGAAATTGGTAAAAATCAACAAATTATAGATACATTTGCTACAGGTAACCGATTCCAACAACAAGCTGTTGCTGAAGCTTTGGGTATGTCTCGAGAAGAGATGGCTCAAATGGTTTATCAACAACAAGTTATGACAATTGGAGCTGAAGCTGTAAGAGAAAAATTTGGTGAACAAGCATATGAGCAATTAAAAGCACAATCAGCAGCAGAAAACTTCCAAAATACCTTAACTAAAATCCAGGGTGTAGTTGGAGATATTGGTTTAGCATTTGCTCCCATTCTTGATATAGTATCATTTTTAGTTTCAAAAATGGCTGCTTTATCTCCAATTATTGTAGGTGTTGCTGCAGCAATGGCACCTTTAGCTATCAAATCTGTAGTTACTGCAATTGCTGGTATCTATACCTCATTATCTCAAATTCCATTTGGTATTGGTTTAGCTGCTGCTACAGGTGTAGCAGGAGGTCTTTTATCATTAATCTCAAGTGCTAACTCACAAGTAGCAGATGATATGGTACAGCCTGGATATGGTAAAAGAACAATCCTATCCCCAGAAGGCTCAATTCAATTAAACGATAACGATACTATTATAGCAGGTACTAATTTAGAAGGAAAAAGAAAATCACAAGCTGCAGTTTCAAGTGCAGTTTCAATGGATATGGGACCTTTAGTACAAGAAATGGCTGCTGTAAAAAATCTACTAGGACAACTACTTGCTAAAGATACGAATGTTTATATGGATTCAACTAAAGTTGGAGAAGCATTAAGAGTATCAGCAGTAAAAATTAATTAATCCAATATTTATAATAAAAAACTATGGGACTACTAAAACTTTTACCTTCATCTCCTTTAGGTTTGAAAGGATTAACCCCACCAACTATTGGTAGTGCAAATCCTCAATCTAAATTACACTATGAGTATTCAATCAACAATACTCCCCCATTCCCAGGATTTCCTAATCCATCACAATTGGATTTAAATGGAATAACCCCACCTAAGTATTTAGACAATCCTCCAGGATAATATATGCCATTAATTAACCTTACAACGAACCTAAAAGATATTAGGTACGGGAAAGATACTCCCGGTGGTGGTTATAGCGGGCAACCCTACATACAGAAAGAAATTCCTGTAGGGTTAGCACCTAAATCACCGGATTTCTTATTGCGTAATGGTTACTTAGCACCTCAAAATTCTTTAACAGATATAAAGAGGTTAACAAAAATGTTTTTCGATTTAAAATCACCTAATGGTCTTTTATTTATCGCTAAACAAAATTTATTATCTAACTCTAACGTTAGAACTCAAGCAGGTGGTATCTTAAATCAGGGAGTTTATACTCCTTTATCTACTTTAGCTCAAGCAGGTATTGTTGCGTTTGGGGGTCATTTAAATAAACAAGGTATTGATCCAACTGGTTTATCACCTTTATCTCTTAGAACTTATTTAGATGTTGTAAATCCTAAAGCTGGAGCTGCTCTTAGTTTAAAAACTACTAATAATAACAGATTAATTAACCTTTTTCAGGTTAAAATGGAAAATTTACCTTTTGCAGGTAAATCTTCCTTAGTTCCTAATAACATTGCTGATTTACCTTCTAATATTCTATCATATAGAGGAGGTCCTGGTGCTCCTTTAGGAGTAGGTACAACTAATATTAAATTTGGTGATCAAAGAACAGGTATAAATAACCCATTAGCTCGATCTATTGGGGCTGATAAAGCATACTTTTATGGGAGTTATGCTAAGGGTGGAATTTTAACTTTAGGTAAAACAGGACCTGTTAAATTACACGATGACGAACCTATTAGGTATAATAAACAAGGAGCAAGTTTAGAATATCAACAAAATGTTAATAAAGCAATAGCTCGTATTAATGCTGCTAATACTGCTACAGCTTTAGCCTCTGGAGGATTACCCGCAGCTTTTATCTCTGCAATTAGATTAAATGATACTCTTTTTGGAGCAGGTGGTACTTTAACAAGTGAAAGAAATGTTTACAAACAAGGAGGAACATTTCCAGCAACTAATACTAATATTATTCAACAAAACGGAACAACTACTTTTAACCAATTCCAGATATTAAACGCTGAACCTATTGGTAATAAAAGTGGTCAATTTCCAAAAGATTTTAGAAAAACAATTATTGAAACTCCTGAAGGTAAAAAACTTTTAGGTAAAGATAATAATAACCTCGCTGAAGCTCCAGATTATATAACAGGAGCTATTGAAACCAGAGTACATTTAGGAAATCCTGGTACTCCTAAAAATAAAGCAAATTATAACGATTCACCTAATCCTTTAGATAAGATTACAGCTTTGCCACTTTATAAAGCTAGCTCAGTAGCAACTAATAACATGCCAGATTTTCCTGTCAATGATTTAGTTAAATTTAGAATAGCTGTAATTGATAACAATAACCCTCAGAACAAAACTTTTATTCACTTTAGAGCATTCTTAGATAGTATTTCAGATAACTATGCAAGTGAATGGAATTCATTTAAATACACAGGTCGTGGTGAAAACTTCTACACCTATCAGGGTTTTACACGTGATATATCATTAGGTTGGTCAGTAGCCGCACAATCACGTGCTGAACTGATTCCAATGTATAAAAAACTAAATTACCTAGCATCAGTTTGCTCTCCAGATTACTCAAATTCAGGATATATGAGAGGTAACCTTGTCCAATTAACGATTGGTGGTTATCTTTATGAGACAGTGGGAATAATAAGAGGATTTACATACGAAATGCCCCAAGATGCAACTTGGGAAATAGGCATTAATACTTTAGGTACAGGTTTGGATGAAGATAGGATTCAAGCAGCTGAAGGTGTTAAAGAATTATCACAATTAATCAGAGTAACTGGATTTAGATTTACTCCAATTCAAAGCTTCTTACCAAGAACTCAAATTCTTAATTTTGGTAATTTAGCTACAGAACAAGATGCTACATTAGCACCTACAAAAGTAGAAGGTTATGGTTTACAAAGATATATTAGTTTATCAAACGGATTTAATAATAATTACACTACCGCACCCTAATGAACAGATATAGAAATATACCCATTCTAAAGGACAATACAGGTAGCAGATATTATAAAACTACTTTGTATCCTGAAATTCCCTTACAACAAACAGATGTGTATGTTTATACAACTCAAGGGGATCGATTTGATACTTTAGCATCACAATATTATGGAGATTCTTCACTTTGGTGGATTATCTCAGCTGCAAATGCTGAGTTACCTAAAAATTCATTGTTTCCACCTGAAGGAATTCAAATTAGAATTCCAAGTAATCCTAGTGCTATTATTTCTGCGTTTGAAACCTTAAATGAGATCCAATGAACCTTATAGGAGAAAGTTTTGATGAGTTTGTTAACGATCAAATTAAAAAAAGACAGCAAAAATTAGGTTTAGCTGGTAGAAGTAACGAAAATCTTGTTTGGCAAAATGCTAAAACAGGATTTATTAAAGTTACTAGTATGGTAAATGTTATCGATACTCAAACTACAAACCTAAAAAGATACAGCTGGTTACAAGATGCAAATCTAAAAGGCTCAGACTTAGCTAAAGCTTTTGTATTAGATACCGGATTAACAGATACTAGGACTACTCCTAATCAAATATTTTCTGGAGTTACAAATAATACTTCTTTAATTAATAATTTTGCTTATGGTCTAGGTGGTACCGAATTTGGTATTAACCCAATTCCAGGTGTTTCTTCATTAATTGTTAAACACAAAAATGATGGTTCATTAAGAGAAGCACAAATACAATTAAAAGCTTATAATAAAGTACAATTTGAAATTTTAGATTTACTTTATTTACGTTTAGGATATTCTGTTGTTGTTGAATGGGGTAATACTTTATACTGGGAAAATGGTACAGATGAAGAAAATCCTAGTTTAAGTCAAATATCCAAAACATTACAAAACTCTATTTTTCAAGAAGGTAAAAGTCATTTTGATGTTCATAATAAAATTTTAGAATTAAGAAAAATTAATAGTGCCAATTATGATGCTATGATTGGTAGAGTAAGAAATTATAGTTGGGCTATTAATAAAGATGGACATTATGATATCACACTTGATTTAATTTCCTATGGCGATTTAATTGAAAGTTTAAAAGTTAACAATTTAAATACAACAACTCAAACAACAGGAACAGATGCTAATCAACCTGTAGACATCTTTCAGAGACATAAAGATAAACATGCTATAGGTAAACATTTATTTTTAATTAAGCAAAATAATACTAATATCTCTGAAAATACTGAACAAAATCAGTGGAGAATTTATTTAACTAATCCTAATTTAAATTTAAAATTCACCCCTACACCTAATGTAGCACATTGTTATGCAGCTAAATTCTCAGATGACCAAGATAATTTTCAATTTTATTATAGATTAGGAAGTTTTTTAAAATTTTTGCAATGGAATTCTCAAATATTTAATAATAATAAGGGAAATTATAAATTTGTTAGTGAAACAGAATATCCTCCTTATATTGATTTTGATTTTGATACTCAAACTAATTTTCTTTATTTAGATAGACTTCAATTCGCGGCTGATCCAAGAATCTGTATAATGAAAAAAATAGATTCTACATTTAATCCTAATGTACCTATAGAATTATATTCATCTGCTGAAGTAGGGTTTAATAGAGAAGTTTTAAGTTATCCTATTGGATTATTAATGAATGTTTATATTAATTTTGAATTTATATTAAGTAAATTAGATGAATTAATAGATAATAATAACAAAGTAAATTATTTTGATTTTTTAAAAGCTATTTGTGATGGCATTAATGAATCTTTTGGTTACATAAATAAACTAGAACCATACATTGATGCTGATACTAACACTATTAAAATAATTGAGCGTAGAACATTCCCAGATCAAAATAAATTAATTCAAAATACTACTAAGAAAAAAGTAGAAAATACTCCTATTAGACTTTTAGGGGTTAAAAGCAATTTTGGTTTAGAAGAAGGTAGTTTTGTTAGAGATTTCTCTTTTCAAACTCAACTAGATAATGATTTACAGTCAACTGTAGCAATTGGGGCTCAAGCTAATGGCGCTAGTATCTCTGAGGATGCTACGGCATTTAGTAAATTAAATGAAGGTTTAATTGATAGAGTATTTCCTGAAAAACTTACTAGTAGCACTAACACCCAAAAATCAGGACCAAGTACTGAACCTTCACCTGTTGTAGGTATATCATCTGTTCAAGCCTTGAGTGAATTTGAAAAAGAAAAAAATAATGCTTTAAATAACCCTGAAGCTAATGAATTATTGGCTAATTATGAAGAAGCAGCTTTAGCTTATGATAAAAACATTATAGAAACTTATAATACTTACAAATGGAATCCAGATGTATATGAAACTCAAAAGAACTTAATTAAAAATTTAGTTCAGTATAATAATGCTATTGAAGCGCTTCAAAATAATGCTATAAGTACTACTTTACCTGCTATTCCTATCAATTTAAATTTAACCCTTGATGGAATTTCAGGTATGAAAATTCTTCAACAATTTGAAGTACAATCTGATTTCTTACCTGCAGGATATGCTGATAATTTAAGTTATATTTTAAAAAATATTGTACATAAAGTTAATAATAATACTTGGACTACTGAATTAGAAACTCTATTTGTACCCAAATCACCAAACAGACCCACAGAAAATCAATTATACACTACTTCAGGTAATGCAACTGAATTACCTAAGGTACAAGCTGCCCCATTTACTTATCAAGAAGTAAATAATAATGAACAAAATGTTCAAGATATATCTTTTAGTAATAATGCTATTAATCTAATTAAACAATTTGAAGGATTTAGATCAAAAGCTTATAAAGATTCTGTTGGAGTTTGGACTATTGGTTATGGTACAACAAGAAGAGCAGGTAGAGCTATAACTTCTACAGATGTTGTTACTGAAAGTGAAGCAGTTAATTTATTAAGAGTAGACCTTCAAAGATTTCAATTTACAGTAAAAAATAATTTTTTACCTAAAAATACAGGTGGTAAACAGATTACCTTTACTCAAAATGAATGGGATGCTCTTTTATCATTTACTTATAATTTAGGAGCAGGATGGTCTAAAAATTCAGGATTAAAAAATCTAATTGTAGCTGGTAATAAACCAGCCGCAGCTAATAAAATTTTAGAATATAGTAAAGCAGGAGGAAAAGTACTTCCGGGTCTTTTAAGAAGAAGAACTACTGAAAGAGCATTATTTGTTAGAAAATGATCTATTATCCTAAAACCCAAATTCGCACTAACCTCTTTACAAATGGGGGTGAATTTATTAATTCTATAACAAAAGAATTATATGTGGGTAATTACTATGAAACTTCTTTAGATCAAAAATTTACAGGTAAAAACCCACAAGACCCAAATTCAGTTCCATTAATTCCAATTAGTGAAACTGCATTAGATCCAACTCAAACAAATGCTGATAATGATTTAGTGATTGATGCTAGATTTACAGAACCAAACTACGCTTACTCAATAGTAACTAAACAAAATCCAAATACACCTCAACCTATTTATCCAAAATTTTATTTTGCAAAACCAACAGAACAAGATTATAAAAATACTCAATTTAACAGATATTTTTATAAAACTTTAAGTGGTGAAAGATATGTTGAAATTAGTCAAGGAGATTATAATTCTTTAATTAATAAAGAAACTAAATTTTTATATCAATCGGTTTTAGCTATTATTTTACCTTGGCAATTAGTCGGTGTAAAAGAAGAAGTTTATAAAACTAATGCTAGAACTACTGGTAATGTTGAAAAACAATATGGCGTAAAAGGTTTAGGTTTATATTTAAATTTTGATTATACTAAATTTTATAAAGGTTAATTTGGTTAATTAAAATTCTTGTCATATCTTTATATCTCTAAAGGTTATGATATAGATGTTTTGGTTAGTTGAATCTCAAGAACAATTTAAGGAATTTAAAAAGAATCTCGGCAAAGAGGCTTTTATTGAGATCATACCCTATAATCCTTTTATACACCCGGCGCAAAATTCAATTTGCGCCCTTTATATTCGTCCTTTAAACGATTATAAGGGTTATTTACTTCCAATTTATCACACTGAATCTAGTGTGTTATTTGAAGATGATGTATTTTTACTAATTAAGAGTTTAGAAAAAATATATGTTAAAGATAAAAAGGAATTTTTACACTATTTTCCTTTAAATCAAAGTTTTGACATAACATTCCCTAATCAAATAGAGGTAAAGTACACAACAGCTCATGAGTTTATCTATGATAAACATAAACATAGAGCAGATGTAAATACAATTATACCTATTGTAAAACATTACGAATATTGCGAAGCACTATTTGAAGAATTAGAACATTTAATAGATAACCCAGTAAATGAATTTTATAATTTAAAAGCTAGTTGGGTGTTCTGTGGTATAGAAAAAAGCGGGTTACACGTTAATATAGATTTATATAATCAATATTTTCACAAAACAACGGAACCCTATGTTTTTACAAAGTATAATTTTAAAACACTTACAACACGCCCGTCAAACACATTTAATGGAATAAATTATGCAGCACTTAACAAAGAAAATGGGTGTAGGGAAGCTTTTATCCCAAGGAATTCTTTATTTGTTGAGTTCGACATTAGCGCTTATCATCCTACTCTTTTGGCTCATGCAGTTAGGTATGATTTTAATAGTGAGGACATTTATAGTCATCTTGCACAAGTTTATAGATGTGATAGGCAGGAAGCCAAAATATTAACTCTACAACAATTATACGGGGGGGTTCTACCTCAATATCAAAATCTTGAATTTTTTAAAAAGATAATAATATACATAGATAATTTATGGGATACATTTCAACATATGGGGTATGTTGAATGCCCTATTTCGGGTTTTAAATTTTATAAGGATAAACTCGAAAATATGAATCCTCAAAAATCCT